TGACTTGGAAATAGAAGTAACAAATGTAGATAATAGTGCCCGTCAGTTTAGTTTTGCTCATTTTGGAATTGATGCTCCTTCGGGCACAATAAGTGCATTTACTGTTTATGGCGACAGTGTTGTTGTTGCCGACACGTATATCGGACCGGAAGAGGAAACAAAAACTTGGACAGCAGATGTGCTGTTCAAGAAGTTGGGGATTACGAAGAGTTTAGGCGTCGATGCTACACTTCAGAGACGGGACATTCCTGAAGCTTTTGCTGTTGATGCCGCATTACAGAAGACGGTTACCAAAACTACAGAATTGGATATGCTTCTGAAGGCACTTGATATACAGAAATCCGCAGATGTTGATGCTTTGCTGCAGAAGCTTGGTATCCTAGAAACTTTTGGAGTGGACACCGATTTTCTGAAGCATAATGTCATAAAATCGTTTGCGATAGACGCACGGTTTGGGTCGCTTTTGGCTCAGACAATTTCGAGGCAGATAGATGCGCTCTTCAAGAAACTTGGCTTAACTGAAGCACGAGACGTCGATGTGCTATTTCAGCAAAAGGATGTGTCTATCCAGAAGGAGTTTGATGTTCTATTCAAGGCTGATGGGCTAGAAAAGACGGCTGACGTGGATGCTGCTCTACAGAAATGTGATATTTTGGCTCAAAGTTATGTTGATGCTCTTTTCTTGAAGATTGCTGAGCAGATGTTTAGTGTTGACGTTATTTTTGGTCTAAGTGAGTCTGTGGTGTTTGTGGTTTCTTCGCGGGGCTTCCGTCAAATTAATGTCTGCAGCCGCGATTTTAGGCAGATAAACATCGCAAGCAAGCCTTTCAAGCAGATTAATATTAGTAGCCGCGATTTGGAGGTGAATGCGTGACTCAGGTTTTTCAGGGGCAAACAGTCAGCAAAGAATACACGTTCAAGGATAAGGCTGGTGTGTTGATGGATCCTGACACAATAACTGTGAAGATCATTGATCCATCGGGGGCTGCGGTTGCTACGCCTTCTATGGAAGGGAGCGAGGGCGTTTACGAGTTCAATTATAATGTTGAATCTGATGCTGCAAAGGGAGTCTGGATTATTTTTGTGACTGCAGTGAAGGGCACGAATACGGAGAAGAAGCTGGACGTGTTTGAGGTGCTGTTGTCGCGTTGAATGATCGTGAGCGTGATATCCTCCGGAAAACGATTCTTTCGGTGATTGAGAAGGGGTTTGTTCGCTGGAAGGATATTGAAAAGTATTCTACTCCAACCTGCTGGGACTTCGCAACGACTAATACTGTGAAGAGGCAGTTTTACAGGTATCTTGTGGCTCAGGGTTATGTTATGCGAGTTAGCCGCGGAGTTTACCGGCTTAGTGAGGATGGGGAGCAGCTCCTATTGATCTTGACAAACCGTCTTAAGGGCGCTTTCGTCTAAGACCTGAAATCTTGGATTTTTGAGCCAAAAATCGTTAAATCTTGTTTCATTTTCATGTTAATGTATGGATAGCGCATCTATTGTTGCTTTGGCAACTGCGGTTTTGTCTGTTGTTTCTGTGTTTTTGGGAGTGAAATATAGGAAGTGGCTGGAGAGGGCTAGACTCTTCGCAGAGCTCCTAAGTGACATTATTGCTGCTGCTGAGGACGACAAAGTTTCGGAGGAGGAGTTTCAGAATATTGTTGCTGCGGCTAAGCGGGTTGTCGAGGAAGTGGAGGAGGCTTAGGCTGTGGCTTTCGGCAGGCAAATCGCTTCTGTTGTGTTGTTGCTTTTTTTGGTTGTTGCAGCGGTTTTGGAGCCTTTGTTGCTTTGGGGCTATGTCGGTGGTGGCGTAATTCTTCTTGCAGCGGTTCTTGTGCATAGGCATCAGGTTTCGCGGCTTCAGTATGGGCGTGTTTTGGGTTTTGGGCGTATGCGTAGGTTTGTCCGACAGGTGAATGTGAAAGGAGAAAAGTTTTGGCAACAGTTTTGGCGGTTGCTGCCTAGTACCAAGGTGATTGTCTGTTTTGTTGCTGTTTCTGCTGTTGCCTTGCTGGTTGGTGCTGTGATTGGCGCTAGTGTGACAAACGCTAACATTGTGCGGATTCGTAGTGTTGGAACAATCAGGGCAGTTGGTGTTCAGGTTTTTGCTGACGAAGAGCTTTCGACTGTGTTAGAGGAGATTGCTTGGGGCACATTAGCCCCGGGAGATTCACGAAACTTTGATTGTTGGGTCAAAAATACGGGTAATGCTGCGCAGACGTTGACGCTGTTGACAGAAAATTGGGTTCCTGCGGTTGCTCAGAGTTCGATTAGCCTGAGCTGGAGCTACAATAATGAGGTGATTCAGCCGGGAGCTGCTGTTCCTGTGACGTTTACGCTGTCAGTGGATCCGGGTATCGCTGGGGTGAACAGCTTCAGTTTTGACATCATTGTTCAGGGGGTCGCTTGATGCGTGCTTTAGCTAAGCGGTTTAGGTTGCTTCCGAAGTGGCAGCGGGACCTGATTCGCGAAGATATGGAGACTGCCTTCGAGAATAGAATCAAGGTGATGGAGAGGATCAACCGTGGCATATAGCACTGTTGCTGCTGTGAAACTGGTATTACAGATTGCAGTTGATGAGTTAAAATACGATGCTGAGATTGATGCTTACATTGTTTCTGGTGATGAGATAATTGTTGGGCTACTCAAGAAATCTGAGCTGTCTGTTCCGGATATTGTTCCTAAGCTTATCGCTGATGCTAGCGCCTATTTTGCTGCTTGGCTGTTTCGTCACCGTAGAGATCCTGATGCTGCTGAGGTGTTCTGGGTTGAGGCTCACAAGTTCCTTGACACTTATGTTGAGAGTGAGGAGGAAGTCGCATTCAAGGTTGGGAGCTCCGCATGATTGAGGTTGATGTGTCCACTCGTGGGCTGGAGTTTGATGAGGTTGCTGAGATTCTGGGTAAGGATCTGAAGCGGAAGCTGGTTGAGCGGCTTGCTGAAGTTGCATATAGTGAAGCGTTTTATGGGGCTCCATGGAAGACAGGGAAGCTGGCGCGGTCAATCGTTTCAGAGGTGAATGAGGATGGCGAAGCGTCAATCAAGGCTTTGGCTCCCCATGCAATATTTGTGATTAGGGGCACGGCGCCTCATGAGATCCGTCCAGTTAACGCTAGCTGTTTGGCGTTTCGGGCTGCTGGCGGAGACATGGTTTTCACGAAAGTTGTGCGGCATCCGGGAACGAAGCCTAACCCGTTCCTGCAGCGTGCAGTGGACAAGGCTCGAGAGAAGGTGGAAGAGCTTTTCGATGAACTTTTCGAGGAGATGATTGGGCTACAATGAGTTTCTATGCGTGTTACAAGGCTGTTTTCGATGCTGTGAAGGCTACAGTTGAGACGAAGAGCGCTATTGAGACTGTGATTTTGGGGGAGAGGTTCACTGTTGGTGGGTTGCCGAAGGCGATCTTGAATGCTGAGCCGGCGCCGATTGGTCAGGCGACTATGGGTGAGCTGCTTGAGGTGAAAGTGAGGGGCAGTATTGTCCTGGTGATTCTTGAGTACGAGCCGAAAGACTGGTTCACGGATATTATCTCAGTCATGGGCGACGTCGTGGATGCAATACTCGAGGATCGCACTTTAGGTGGCGTAGCTTTTGATTGCAGACCTACCGGTTTTGCTCCTGGAGAGATCAAGTTTAAGGAGAAGGTGTTTTTTGGCGGGGTTGTCCGCTGGGAGGCGATTGTTCACCATGCACCGTGACCTGCGGTTGATCCTGTTGAAGCGGCTGGTTAATGTTCCTCTGATGCTTGTGGATCTTCTGTTGCCTGAGCCTAAAACTGGGAAGTTTCCTCAAACTCAGATGTTAGGGCGAATGAATGCCCGGATGCTGAAGGTATATCGTCTTGATTGTCTGCAGGGAACTTTCGGAAAGCAGCCTGACGGCAATTTTGAGAGGCTTCTGAGGGTAGGCTTCAAGGTTTTGTCGCGGATCTGTGAGGATGATCCGTATTACAGGAAGTGGGTTGGGTTGGCTATGCTGTTGGCTTCTGATGAGTGGGCTGATCGAGAGAAGGATCCGCAGCGGCTCAAGCAGCTGATCAAGGAACAATGGTTCATGGATATCGACTGTTTGCCTGACGAGTTGATTGCCGCGAATGTTGACGATTTTGCGGAGGATGCGTATTGTGATTTTTTGGGGAACTTGGCTAGAGTGGAAGTTGGGGATATCCCATCTTTCCTAGACCAAAAAAATTGATGGAGGAAAAAAAGGAAAATGAGTGTACCCGTATTGGGAAGGAATGCTCGTCTCTACAAGGACGGAACTGTGATTGGCTACGGAAAAAACATCAGCGTCAAAGCTAGTGCGGAGCTAATCAAAGAGTATTCGATGGATTCGTTGACGCCCTGTATCGTTGCGCCTGGCAAGCAATCGTTCGGTTGGAGCGCCGATAAACTCTACATTGATGGTGCTTGGATGACTTTGCTTTTGGATGGCACCGAATTTGAGATAGTGTTTCAGCCCGCTGGATCTTACGTGTCTGTGCCTTACGAGGTTTGGAACGGCTGTGTGGTCCTGAATGATGAGCGCACTGCTGGAGAAACTGGCGGAGTTCTCGAGAAGGTCAACGGTGAAGCAACTAGCGTTACTGTACATGACGCCTAAGCGTGACGAGACATGGCACCTAAGAAGAAGAAGTCTAACGATGAGTTGGCGGCTGAGTATGCGGCTAAGTTAGCGGAGCATGAAGAGGCACAGAATGCGAAGGGCAGAATCTTTGACCCTATGCAGCTTGTAGCACGTGCTGACAAGATCGTTACTGTGGATCATCCGGTTCTTGGGCTGCTGCGGTTTGGTGAGTTGCAGTTTGAGGATGCCTTTGAGATCAATGAGGCTAAGACGGACCTAGAGAAGACTGAGATATCAGCTTGGCTTATGATGCGCAAAGCTTACCCTGATCTACCAAAAGACTTTCTGAAGCGTATGCCGCTGATTGAAGGCGCAGCGTTGATTGACTTTTTGACGAAGCAGCCAGCTTTTTTATCAGCCCGGAAGAGCTCTGCAGCTGGATCAAAGCGAACACGGAAGCGCAAGACCTCGGCATGATCCTGCACAAGTTCCCGCAATACACCCTAGAGACTCTTCGCAAACTAACAATCATGCAGGTCCGTTTTCTTTCGGCTTGGGCGTGGTGGCACCATAAAGAGGAGAGCAGGAAGAGATGAGTCAGCAACTAGAAATCCGCATAAAAGCGGTAGATAATGCGAGTAGAGTTGTAGCGGATGCTAGTGGCAAGGTAGCTTCGAGCATGAAGACTGTGGAGGATGCTAACAAGCGGGTTGTGGAGGCTAATCGTCAGGTTTCGGAGAGTTCGCGGGATGTGGCGGTTTCTCTTTCTGATTCTGAAAGGGCACAGCTTGATAATGTGAGTGCAGCTCAACAGCTTGATGTTGCTCAGCAGCAGGTAACAGTCACGAAAAAGGCTTTGAATGTTGCTGTTCGGGAGCATGGGGTTGCTAGCGAAGAGGCTACCAGGGCTCTTCGTGATTATAATGCTGCTCAGAGCGAAGCTGCTGGGTTGAGTCAGCGGCTTGGAGGTAGGATTCAGGCGACTACCCGGTCGACTAAGGATTTGGTTGTTGGTTTTAGTGGGGTTGCAACTTCTGCCTTCAGTTTGTATAGTGCTGTTGATCGTGTTGGGGATGCTCAGCTTAGCCTCGATAGGGCTAATCTGCAGGTGAAAACATCCTCGAAGGGTGTGGAGACTGCTCAGGTCCGCTTGAATGATGCGATCAAGAAGTATGGTGCTAATAGTGCGCAGGCTATTGCGGCTGCTCGAGATTTGGAGATTGCCCAGGAGAGATATTCTGTTGCGGCAGACAATGCTGACAACGTGCAGGACAACCTGAACAGCACTATGATTCAGGGAGCTCTGCAGATCATTCCAACAAGCATTACTATGGTTGACAATCTTAGTAGGACGTGGAAGAACTTTCCTGATATGAGCGGGATGCTCAAGAATTTGAGTAGTAACGTTACAAATGTTGGGATTAGTGCTAAGACTGCTGCGATTGGTGTCGGTGCCTTTGTTGGGGGCTTCATGATTGGAGAAACCTTGTTGAGCGCTATTCCTGAGGAACTTCAGGCTATTGCGGGAGCTTTGATGGCGTCTATCGCTGCTATTGTGGCTGCGACTGTTGCCTGGGTTGCTTTTCATACAAGCATGACTGCGGGTGTAGCAGGTCCGATTATTTTGGCTGCTGTTGGGCTTGCAGTTACTGGCGTCAAGGCTGCTGTTGGCATGGCTGAGGGTGGCATTGTTAGGAAGCCTACTTTTGCGTTGATTGGTGAGGCTGGTCCGGAAGCTGTTATCCCATTGAGCAAAATGGGGTTTGGAGGTTTTGAGGGTACTCAATACATTACGGTTAATCCGACTATTAGCATCGGAAACATCAGTAGCGATGTGGATCTTGAACGGGTTACCGGTGCTGTAAGTAAGGGAATTGCTGAGGGGTTGCGGAGGCGGCTGCCGTGAGCTATGTTATTGGTAGTGTGACTTTGCCTTATGCGCCTTCTCGTGCAACTAAGAGGAATCCTGCGAAGGTGGAAGAGTTCGAGCTTGATGGATTGCCGATCCTGATTGTTCCTGGGCATGGCGCTATTGAGTTGAACTTCGAAGGCAGTTTTGTTGGCGTCAAGTCAACGATTGAATCAACGTATTTGTTGCCTTTGGAGGCTTTGAAGGGTACAGAGGTGACTTTGGCGTTTCCGGATAGCAGGTATGATGGTGATTGGGTTCTTGCAGAATTCAGTTACGTTGAGGTTCATCCTAAGCTGTTTCATTACATGATTAAGTTGCTGAAGGGGAGCAGTCACATAATTTTGTAGGGGCGATTTTGTTGGGACTATGGACGCTCGAATATTATGATGCTGGAGAAGAGGATTTTGTCGAGTTCACTGGTAGGGTGGAGAAGATTATTGAGGAGCTTAGCGGTCATGAAGAGGTATCTTTCTCGATCCCGAATACAGCTGATAACAGGACGTTTGTGGCTTCTGATCAGATAATCAAGATTTCTTTTGATGATACGCAGCTCTTCCTCGGTGTTCTCTATGATGTGGAATACAGCAGAAAGCAGCTGAAGTGTATTGTTTATAATGGCATCTATGAGCTGCTGAAGCGGCGTGTTATTTCTGGCGAGTATATTGGATACATGGCTAGTTCGGTTGCTGAGTTTATTCGGCAGGCTGCGGGGCTAACTTACATGATTGATTGCCCTGCAGATAATGTGGATATGATTTTTGATCAGACTCTCTGTTTCGATGCAATCGTGCAGCTTGCGGCCGCACTTAACAAGGATTACTGGGTTGTAGGCGGGGAGCATTTGCATATTGGTGATCGTGGTTCTGCTCAGAGTTTTGACGGTAACATCGCTAATGTGAGCGAGCGGGCTGTGGCTCGCAGCAAGAGACGGAACAAGGTGCACGTTAGGGGCGTGAGTTATGAGGGAGAGGAGATTATGGGCTACGCCGGAGACGGTGATGATGTTGCTGTGTTCTGGCATGATGTTCCAACTACGGAATATACTCTGTATGCGCTTGCTGTGAAGAAACTTGCAGAAATTAATATGGATGATGGTAGTGTTCCGCTAACCTGCCCTATTACGTCTGGGTATCATCTGTATCCGGGCGACACGATCACGCTTGAGAAGCCTGAGCTTAGCCTAGATGGCTCTTACAAGATTGTCAAGACCTCAAAGAAAAGAAAAATTATGGACATTGAAGTCATCAGGCAGAAGAGGACAACAGAGGATGTTCTAGAAGAATTAATGAAACAAAATAGTGGAGCCTTAAGTTCTGGAGTAAAAAATGCTTTTCCTTTTGATTGTTGGGAAGCTTTAATCGCACAGTTTGGTTTTTTCCCAAAGCGAGGAATTCGTTGGACGGATATCTGGAAATATCTGCCTCTCATCAATAAATCTCTAATTCCTGCATCTGACAATACATATGATATAGGTGACATTCTTACACCATTGCGCTGGAAAGCTATTTTTGGGGTTTACGAGTTTCCAATGTATTTTGGTCCGTATAGCGATACAGCCGCTATGGTTCAGTTCTGGACAAAAAACAAAGCCGGCAGCGCTATTGTTGATCATCAATTCAATCCAACGGATGATGAGCATGGAATTCTTGGTTCTGAGACAAAACGTTGGAAAGAGGCACACACCAAGTATCTGTTTGTCTCCAGCTCTGGACGGTTGGCTCAGCTGAATATAGGTGACTATGCGAGTGATCAGGTTGTTATTACTTCTGCTCGGGTATTGCAGAACGTCCTTGCAGACGCAGCCATAATTACAAGCGGTCAGTTCGAGTTGGCTCGGATGCCGAGAGATGACGTTGGGAAGTTTCTGAGAACATACGGAGCCGAATATGATCCCATGTATGCTTCTCTTGCTGTGGCTGATATACCAGACCTTCCGGCTTCCAAGATTACAAGCGGCAGGTTCCCCTTGGCTAGACTTCCGGAAGGATCAAGCGGCTACGTTCTTGAAGCTGAAGGTGCAGGCTTCGATCCAATGTATGTCAATCCAAATGGTCGTTATAGTCCAGCAGGTCATGATCATGCTGCAGGTAATATAACAAGTGGAGTCCTCGCTGAAGCTAGAATCCCTAATGTTTTCACTGGGCAAATAACCTTCAATGGCGGCATAGTCACAAATAGTGTTAACTGTGCTAACTGGCAGCTTGCGGACGCCATATTCGCCAATGACTTTCGTATAACTGAGGCTGAAAAGCTGGGCTACGGTAAGGGCTTGGCGTTTTTGAATGATAAGGGCAAGGTGCTGATGACTTTGGATGCGGAAGGTAACTTGAGTGTTACAGGTAAAATTAAACAACTTAAAGGAGATTGAAAAATATGGGATACTTAGATTATGCGAAGCAAGCATTGATTCTTCCGATTAATGTGCCAGTTCATGATCCTTCGGGGGCGATAGTTCCTTATGAAGGCGGGATACTTTTGTGGGCACTTCTGGAGTACGGCAGTACAACAGATGCGCTTGTTAAGGCGACTCTTGATGAAATGGTTATAATGCAATTAGCGGATGGCGGTTGGTATCAGCAGTATTATCCGACAAGAGAAGCTGACGGTTCGTATGACCAAGCTGGAGACCCATTCCGCGTCGATTCTGGCGCAGCTCTCATAGCAATAGCAATGTCCCGATATGATGCGAAGTACAGTAGTAGCATATACAAGACAACGGTCCAGAAAGCTATGTCCTTTTTGAGAGCTTGCCAAGTTCGCCATAATTCAGTATATGGAAAGAATCTTCTTGCGAACCTCATTTACGGAGTTTATCCTGATGGAACGTGGTCGGATTTCGCTTTTGCTGCTGACTGCGCGGAATCTTTAATGTCGATGAAAATAGCTTTAGACACTTATGGCGATGAACTTCTTACTTCTGAGGGGTATTCAGTCAAAACGATGGCTAATGATCTCTATGAAGATTTTCTTGAATTCTGGAGCGGTGATGCTTCAGCTGCAGAAGATGACAGCCCTTTTCTGACAGCTTATCCACCACAATCAGAATTTCCTTCAGCGATTAGCTTCACTCAAGGTTTAGTTGCTCGTGCAATCTACGAGTGGGTTCACTCAGGATATAACACCGGTACAGACTATGAGCCGTACTGCAAGAGGGCTTTGAATTATGCTGTTGCACTTATGGCAGGAAAAAATGGTGGCTACTGGTATCACCCCTCTGATGGAGGGGGTACGCAATATTTTGGTGGAACAGAAGAGATTTTTGCTTATACAGCGTTGATGGCGCTTGGGATGCATATTGTAGATTCAACGACTTATGCTGATGTGATTGCTCGGAACAAATCTTGGATGGATTCATTGACGGAAGATGATGGGCGAGTTTGGAATGAACAGCGTGCGAATGGGGCGTTGAAAAATGGTGCTTCCTTTGACATGAAATTCCTCGCAATAAGCACTGCATATATGTTGCTTGTAAAAGCTTCTGGAGTGTAAAACAAGTGATGAATAGAAAACAGCTAAAAAAAGTGTTGAGTGATTTGCGTTCAGGAGACCTTGTCTGCGTTGAGTGGTCTGATGCTAGTGTGGGCAAGAGTTCGGGGTCTGGCGTCAGCATTGATGTGCCGGTGAAGAGCTGGGGCGTGTATGTTGGCTTGTTTGGCGAGCGGGCTAAGCATATTGTTTTGGCGCAGAACAGTTTCAAGTATTCTGATGGGCTTTTCGATTTGGATTATACTGCTATTCCCGCAAGCTGGGCACTTGACCTAACAGTAATTGCGAAGAGTCACCTGCCCGAGAATGTTGCGAAGAGTCTAGTTAACAGTTTCTTGCTTGGCGGTCGTCGGGCGTTCAATCATCAGCGGATGTTCCAGAGGAGGGCGAGCATTCATGAGAGATCCGATTAAGCGTGCTTTGGCTCGGAAGCGTGTCAGCCGTGGACGTGTGACAGTTGATGAGCCTAATGAGAAGCTTGTTTGGGGCGTAAAATTCGCTATTGGCATGACTGTTTGTTTGTCGGTTTTGGAGGTTGCGCATCTTGTTGTTTTGGGGAGTTGGAGCAGCGAGATCTTCTCTACAATCACTGGGTTGATTGGGACTGTTAGTGGGGTGCTGATTGGAAGCCATGCCTAAATGGAAAAGATGGAAGAAAACAGACGTTCAAACGCTGCAGCAGCTAGCAAATGAAGGTGAAAGCTGGGAGGTTATCGCAGCGGAGTTAGGTCGCAGTGTTGAGGCTGTGCAACAGAAAGCGAGGCGTCTAGGTGTAGATGTTGTTGTACATACCCCCCCTACCCCCCCTGTTACAACAACAACTACGGAGCTTGATTCACGAGAGTTGATATCAGTTCAGGAGGCTTTGGAGATTTTGGCTGCTGCCTTAAAGGCTGCTAAAAAAGAGGGGTTAGACAGCATTGAGATTCAGCGTTTGAATGTTGTCGCCACGTTGGCTAGGACGTACGAGAATCTGTTTGCAAGGTTCATGCAGTACAGGGAAATTGAGAAGCGGGTTGTGGAGTTGGAGGCGAATTATGCACGGCTCGCCAAAGAAAAAAGCTAGAACTATGCTTCCGCACGAGTTTCTGCCTCAATGGCTCAAGACTTTAGAGCACAAAAGGAAGGTTGACATCAGAAAAGCTAAGGAAACAGAAGAGTTCGCCAAGGATTATGGTAAATTTTGTCGGCGACAACTAGGTTTTGAACCCTTCAGTTACCAAAATGAGCTTATCAAACTGTATGAAGAGAACCAGTTTGTTGCTGCCCGTTGGTGCCGACAATCGGGCAAAAGCTGGATCGCCTCCGGGCTGCTGTTAGATGATGCTGTAAACAACAAGGATTGGTATCTTGCAGTTGTAGGTCCAAGCTGGAGACAAACAAAACTGAATATTCGGCGGATTAGCATGTTTGAGCGGAAGCTGCCTAAAAATTTGTATCTGAAGCCTCAAAAGACGAAGCTAGAGTTTTCCAACGGCAGCATAATTGAGGCTTTCCCAAATAACGCTGAGACTATCCGCGGATACACATTGAATCGGGTTTGGTGGGATGAAGTCAATTTTACGGCGAATGATGTGGATTTGATGGATGCGATATTGTTTGCCCTTGGTACGACGAACGGCAAATTGCTCGCAACGAGCACACCCTTCAACACTGACAGCCTATTTTGGAAGATGTGCAATCACAAAGATTATACTGATTTTGCTCGGCATCATGTTCCCTTCGAGCGTGTTATGGCTCCTAATGGTCCCTGGAGTCCCACGTTTTTGCAGAGGATCAGGCGGCAGTTTGGGGAGGATCCTATGCGGTGGCGCCGTGAGATGGAGGCAGAGTGGGCTGAGGATGAGGACACGTGGCTGCCGCAGAGCTTGATCGCGCAGTGTATCGGCACCGAAAAGAACTGCGGGGAGGATCTGCAGCCGTGGAATCCGGACAAGGGGTACCGTGGTGACCTGTTTGCGGGGTTGGATTTAGCTCAGACCCGGGATTACTGCGCCTTTGTTGTTTTGGATCGCGTGAATGATCGGCTTTTGCTGCGGCATTTGAAGATTTTTCAGCAGCCAACCAAGTACGCAACTGTGATCGGTTACATTAAGACATTGCAGGACCGGTGGGAGGGCTTCCAGAAGCTTCGCGTTGACTTCACTCGGGAGGGTCCAAGCATTATCAGCGATATGGATGAGGCGGGGATCAGCAACGTTGAGGGTGTGCATTTTAGTACAGCGCGGAAGAGTGAGATGGCTAGTCTCTTGAAGCAGCGTATGATGAGTCAACGGCTGTTTTACCCGTTTTTGACGTGGGAGAAGCCGTACCGTGGAGATATCTGCAGCGAACTCAACGTGGAGCGGTTTGAGTTGCGCAGGGACGGCGCTATATCTTTGTCTCATCCGAATGGGACTCATGATGATGTGTGGTGGGCAACAGCTCTTGCAGTTTACGCGACTGTGGAGATGAAGCAGTTTGAGTTGGAGGCGTTCAAGTTTGGTTAGGCGCAGAGAATATTTTAGGATCCGCAAGTTTGCTAGGCGCTATGACAGAAAAGCTGGCAAATTCACTTTCAATATTGCCTATGAAACTAGGACTGATGTGACTGATCGTACGGTTGCTGTTGCTGAGGCTTTCGGGTTGGGGATCAGTGACACCCAGAAGCACGTGCTTTATGATAATGTGGAGCTGGTGATTGGTCCTGAAGATATCGTGTATTTGACTGGAGACAGTGGATCAGGAAAGAGTGTTTTGTTGAAGGCTGTTGTTGGGGATCTGAAGCTGCAAGAGGCGGCTAGGATGTCTGATGTTGAGGTTGATCCGGATAAGCCGCTGATCGACACTGTTGGCGCTTCTGTTGAGGAGGGCTTGAAGCTGCTATCTAAGGTGGGGTTGAATGATGCTTTCCTGTTTGTGCGCCGTTACAATCAGCTTAGTGATGGCCAAAGGTATCGGTATCGTCTCGCCAAGCTGATTGAATCTGGGGCTCAGTGGTGGATTATGGACGAGTTCTGCGCGACCTTAGATAGGGAAACGGCTAAGATTGTGGCGTTTAATGTGCAGAAGCTGTCTCGAAAGCTCGGCAAAGCTGTTGTTGCGGCTACAACTCACACGGATCTTTTTGAGGATTTGGCTCCAAGCGTGCACATCCACAAGAGGTTCGGCAAAGAAATCAGCGTAAAATACTATCCGAATCAACCGCGTAAACAGTGCAGTTTGCTTGAGGAGATGCAGGTTCAAGAGGGCTCTTATGAGGACTGGAAGAAAGTTGCTGGTTTTCATTATCGCAGCCACCGGATTGCGTTTATGCAGAAGATTTTTGTTTTGAAGCGTGGGGATCGGGTTTGCGGAGCAGTCGTTTACGTTTGTCCCATGAGTGCTGCTCCTTGTCGAAACAGGGTTCTAAAGATCGAGAGCATAAAGGAGTTGAACGAGAAGCTAACGCGAGTCGCTAGGGTCGTAGTGCATCCGAAATACCGTACGATAGGTGCCGGTGCGAAGCTTTTGCGTGATTCCTTGCCTAAGTGCGGGAAGCCCTATGTAGAGATGATCGCTGTCATGGCACGTTATAATCCGTTTGCCGAGCATGCTGGAATGACTAGAGTCTGCGAGTCTAAACCAGACAAGTCGATTCTTGAAGCTGTGGCTGAACTCGAAAAAATAGGGTTTATCTCTTATTTGCTTGCTGTTCCTGAAATTAACAAGCGGGTGCTGAAGGAACAAGTTCCACAGGTAAAAGAGATCTTAAGTAGCTTCAGTTATCCTTACAACAGAAGAATCGCTGGGGCGCATGGAAACTTCAAGAAAAAAGATTATGTCGACTGGCTTGCGGGTGCTGAAAGGGAGGAGTTGGCTAGGGCGCTTACGCGGTTGGCTCAGTTGAATCAATCGAAGGTGTATCTGTTTTGGAGCCACGAAGAGTCTACTTAGTTCATCAGCTGAAATGTAAAAAGAATGTGAAAAGTTCAGTAGCTGAAATGTTCTGCGAAGAGTCTATAAGGGGACCTCCAGGGGACGCACAGGGACCGCCCAGGTCCCCTCGAGGGCGAGCTCTGCGAAGAGTCTAGGGGGTGGGTAGCCTCTTCGTGGGGTTGAATCCCATTAAAAAAGTTCTTCGTGTCGTTTATCATCAAAGAGGGCGATTTTTTCGTAAAGTTTTGCTTTGGTGCCTTTGATTGTGATGTTCCAGTCCTGGATTAGGAATAGCGTTTTTATGTTGTGTTTTCTGATGGCTTCGTCTTCTTGGTGTGCGCATTTTGCTGCGATCTCTTCAAATTTTTCTTTGTCATATTTTTGGATGTTGAATTCTTCGCTTTCGAGTTCTAGCGTTGTGAATAGTGCGCTTTCGTTCTTTTTTGTGAGTGTTAATGGAGTTTGGCGTCTTCCTTCTAGGTGTTTTCGGATAAGGGGTACAAATTGATTCATCAACATAGTTTCGGCATTATTCATGTCTTTTCCTCACCTCCTTTTTCAGCGGTTCTGGTATTTTAAGTTTGAATTCGTAGGCTTTCTGCCTAACGCCTTTGTACTCTATTGTTAAAATGTGTGAATTGGTGAGTATCAATTTTTAGCTCTTTAGGGCCAGTTTCTATGATAATTATCTTACCGCGTGTTTGCACAGTTTTAGGTTCTCTATTTCCTGGCTCGTATGTTACATCAATTTTTTTGATTATTTCGATTGCTACATCTTTCTTATCAAGCATTTCGCTAATAGTTGTTAATATCGCTTCTTTCTCTTTAATTGTCATTGGTTATTTCCTCACCTCCTTTTTCAGTAGTTCTGGTATTTTAAGTTTAAATTCGTATGCTGTGACCACTGTGTTGGGGTTCCAGCTTCCTGGTCCGTAGCATTCTTCCCATTCTTTTTTGAATTCTTCGAGGCTGTTGAATCCCTCTTTTTTTATGTCACTTTCAGATATGTCTCCGAGTCGTTGCTTGAATTTGCGGGTTATGATAATGTGTCCTTGGGGCTTGCTGAACCATCTGTCCCGGATAGAATATGTTTTTCCGAGCTTCCAGGTGTATTTGTGGATACGTCTTGTCTGAGTTTTTTGTCTGGACAAGACTTTGTGGAGGTGGCGGCGCTTAAAGATAGCTATGTGCTGCTGCCTCCTCTTCGAGTGTAGGGAGCCCCTTCTTTTGCCGGTTCGCTGATCGGCATATCTGCTATTTTTTGGGTTGCTTTCATTCCTGATCTCCACATTAGCCTATGGCAAAACCGCTATTTATAGGCTAGGATGCTGAAAATTTTGGGGAAGATAGCTGCAGACTGCCGGCTTTCTTGGAGATCAGGCCGTAAAAGTTGGTCCAGCAGCCCGCAGCCAATTTACTGGATGGTTGTTTGGCACATAAGGTTTATGTTGAACAAAGCTTTTCTGAAAATTAATCTTTAGTTTTTCTCTTTTCTTTCCAGAAATCCAGAGCGACCATGAAGAGGCCTATAGTGATTAAGAGCCAAAGGGCAAAGATTGTGAGGAACAGTAGTTTTGTCCAGACATCGACTTCTGACGTGAGTGTCTGAATAATGTTCCAGCCGTAATGCATGTGGCCAAAAAGGAAAGCTACAGCTAAAACGAGAATAGCCGCTACAGACAACTTTTTTGCCCTATTATTCATTTTACTGATCCTCTTTCTGAGATGTATCTTTGCATGTTAATAGTTTTTATATACCTATCGTGTAGCTATTCTATACTTGGATTCGGTCTGGATGCGTGTAAACGTTCATTCGTTTGCCTCTGACGAAACCGATCAAAGTTACTCCTGTCAGTTGGGCTGCTTCCAAACCAGAACTGATAGCCGCCGACAAAGAAGCGA